TTTTATTAAGCCTGGTGTATCGAACGAATGTGGTGCCATTGCGGTATCTGCCACCACCCTGTGGCAGTACAAAGAAATTTTGTACAAGCCTGGCTGCTTTGTTGTATAGTGGCAAATCTTGCCTACCATGCAGCAAAGGCGACACCATGCCGCCTGCAAAATTATTGATAATCTTATTTGTTTTGCGCGTTACCATCAGTATCGAATGTACCTGTTGTCGTATTGAGTAGTTGAATAGCCAAAGCGCCGAGCCATCATAGGAGAATTGTCGATTCGTTTTGGTGGCACTTCTTGCCCATCTACCGCATACACTTCAGGTTCAAGCGACTTAAGCATTTGGTATAGCTGACCTTTTAACTCTCTATCCCCTGTGATTGGCATGCAGAGCTTGATAGCAAGTTCTAGTACAAGCTTCTCCGTAAAAAGTGAATCCCACTTGGTGACATCTTCTACATCAGCCAAGTATCTAATTTTGATTGACGCATCGCCACCATTATCGACAAGAAGCTTTCGCCCTGGTCCCATGTCGTAACGCTGCACTGGACGTTCTTCTATATCGTCACCGACTGACAGAAGCCTTATGTAATCGTTTGGTAGTTGGTATTCGTCTTCGTATTCATAATCTGGTGTGCCAGACCTTGCGATAGACGCCCGCGTCTTCGCAAAGTTTGGCACGTATTTCCGAATGCAAGTTCTGCGACTCAAGGGATAATGCCGCGCCACAAGCTGTTCGGTTTCAGTTATTGGTGGTGAGATGACGGCTACTTCCTCGTGCCCGAGAAAATCGAGAGCCATATTAGCGATATCGATTTCACTACTAGGCAGAGCCATAGCCGCCTCCTTACCAGTATTTGGTTGTTAGTCTACTGTGTAAAACAGAGCCATGGTGACAGTACCAGCCGCAGTACCAACAGTGTTGGCAGTGAGGGCAATGTCATATGCAGGCAATTTTGTCGCTTCAGTATGTGACACTAATTCGAAAAGCTTCTTACCGATATTCTCGATAGCCAGGGCAGCAAGACCATTCGCAGATGTACCTTGAATGAGTGCAGCACGGGCAGAAGCCAATGAAATAGCAGTACCATTGAGTAGGTCAGTTGCACCTTGTACAGCACCGCCAATACCTGCTTTATAAACCGATACGTCAAAATCAGTACCACCAGTAATGGCATCGTTCGATACCAAAATACAAATGGGTCTGATGTTTCCATCTAGGTTTCTAAACACTCGATATATTGAACCATCATCGTCACCGGCAGCCAATTCAAAAGTCACTACAGCAACTTTGAGTGTCAAACCTTTGACTATGTTCTGGTCAAGCGCGGTCATCGCATTAGAACTTGCGACGGCTTTAGGCGTTACGTATGTATCTAAAACAGCCATATTATTACTCCTTTGCGATTAAGCGTTAGTGGTTGTTACTTTTTGAACGAGTACACCTTCTGTGCGAACGGCACCCACCCAGCAAGTTGCAAGCACTTGAACGGTATCGATGAGGTCGTATCTAGGCTGAACCTGGATATCCCAATCGCCCATCCACAGAGCCATACCGCCTTTAGCTACAGCGTAAGAAGTTCTTACGTTGGAACCATTTACGGCAAGCAGAGGTTCAGACACGTTGGCACCGTGTTTGATAAGCTGCATGCCTACAGCAGTTTGGATAGAACCTTTCTCTAAAGGAAGGTCATGGCTGTAGTCACCTGAAGTCAGGGTGGATAAGCCAAGCAAGGTGGTGTGCTCATCGCCGGAAATACCGTAGTAGACACGAGGGTCTTCCTCGATAGAAACTTCATTGTCGATGAAGTTCTGTTTGATTTCGAGCAATTTCGCCAGGGTTAAACCACCAGTTGCGTTTACAGTCAAGCCACCGTCGGATGAGAAGGAAACTGCTGTAGAAGCGTTTTGACCGGTATATACATCGCTGAAAAATTCTGCATAGATAACCTGGTCAACTTTACGTTCAAGCGCATACATAGCTGCGTTTGCGTAATCGCCCTGGGGGTCAGTGATTTTTCTGTGCAAGTCGTTTTTATCGACGGGCAAATTCACGAAGAATTTACGCTTGGTGACTTTACGTCTGGTGTGGTCGATAGAACTGAACGAAGCCGCTTGGTTTCGAACAATTACTTCTTGCGCAGATACTGTACCGAGTCCATCGTAGTAGATTTCATCGGCATTGCTACCAGACAGTGGTTGGCACATCTCACGCAAGCGCGAACGCTTTTGTTGAGCCTTTACGTGCATCATTGCACTAAACTGGATAGCATAATGGTTTTGAATACTATCGTTAGCCATAAGATATGACTCCTTATAACTTGGTTGTGAAATCCGATTAGTTTCTCGGTCCACTCCCCGTTATTACGGATGTCCCTTATGGCGTTAGCCATCATCAGTTAGACACTGTTCAGTATTGACCCTGTGCTACCTAACATAGGTTATCTATGAGAATAGTACAGACTATAGGAAACTATTTCAAGCCCATTTTTGAAATTTGCGCAAAATGTTCGTCCACCATCTTTTTATATGATGCGTGTTCAGCATCGTTAGGATTCGTATAACGGGGGTCCATCATCATCTTCTCACCCTGGCGTCGTATGTCATTTACATTCGAAGCCATAGCGCCTGCATTCTTCATGTGGCTGAATTTATCTTCTGATAATGTTTTTGTCCCTACGTTGTACAAAACATCAGCCAATATAACTACGGCTTCATTTGGCAATGCCAAAAGTTTTTGCCGCTTCTCTGGGCTAATATATTGATTCAACAGAGCCTTACCGGTTGATTCCACAGCCGTTACGTTGTCCCCGTACTCTCTGCGCATGAGGTCTTCATAAGCTGCGTTATCTGCTTTACTTGCTGCTTGCTGTGCGGCTCTAGCAGCCATTTGTGTTTGCAGTTCAGTTTTCTGGTGTTTAAGTACCGCATTCTCAAAAGTCTGTACAAGCTTTTGCATAGCGGCTTTTGGTACACCTTCTGCTTGTGCTTGCGCCAGGACTTCCTTAATCACGGCGTCGTTTCTAGTTTCGTGAATCAGCTTACCCAATTCTGCATCTTCAGCCGCAAATTTAGTTGGCTGAATGTCATAGCCTTCTATTGTATCCGGCACACCTAACTGTTGGTAAAAAGCTTTTCTTTGTTCAGGTGGTGTTTGTTCGTTTGGTATTTGGGTCGTGCGTTGTCCCAGAAGCTTTTGCAGATTGGCATGTTCTTTAGCCATTTGCAATTTAGGGTTTTCGTGCTTTGCGATATTCTCAAACCATTTAGCTTGGCGGATATCGTCCGGCACGTCTTTCTCGAAATCGATTTGCGCCTGTGTGCGCGTATCAGTTTGTATAGGTTCATGCGGATTCCATGACGCTTGCGAAGTGCCTTCAGACATTGCGGCATTGGCATCTTGCTGTGTAAACTGTGGCGCAGACTGTGTTTCGGTAGATTGTGTTTGACCTTCACCACCTGTGGCGGCTTGTGTTGTCCCTTGAGTATCTGGCATTATTAGCTCCCTTGCTTAGTTTCGATTGGATACTCAATCCTAATTAAATTATCTCGATAGAGATGTTTCCTGATTTCAAGCCAAATAGAATGCCTGCCACCGTTGTATGCAGTGGCAAGCGGATTAATTTCTTGTGAATTGGGGTCTTGCGCCAGGGTTGTTTCATTGTGCCCACATGCCTTCATTAGTCGTGTTAGAACCAACATACCTTCTGGCGTGGCTGCTACGTGGTTTAGAGCTTTTACAAGCTCTGAAACTTCCGGTGGTTTTTTAGGCGCGTCCGGGTCTTCTGGTATTAACCCTTGTCCATATTTTGTCTTCATATACTTCCAAGTACCTGTACTGGGTCGAGTCCGGCTTTAGTTGCTGAGTGCGCTGCTTGTGTTGCTTTCTTCGCAATCTCTGCTTTGGCTTCACCTTGGACTAATCCTTGGTTCATCTGTTGTGCCTCTGCTCTTGCTTTGCGAATGGATGCAACTGTTTTGGTATCACGTACTACATCTGCACCGGCACCGGTTAATTGCTGCATGGTTCTAATCATTACGTCAACGTCCAAGTTGTCCATAATTTCTGGGATTGCTTGACCACCTTCTATAGCCATTCCTTTGAAACGCTCTAGGGCTGCCAATTCTTCTGACCGTAGAATACGCGCAGCAGGAGTTTTGTAATTTATCTTGTACCATTCTTCCCCTGCCATCATAAGGTTCCAGATTGGTTCTGGTATCACAAGTGGTATCAAACCTAACTCGCGTCTGTTCTCATGATACTCAGTTGCTTGTTCTGGCAAGCCGTAGTATTTTCCTTCCAATAGTATGGACACGGACCTATCAATAGTTGGTGTCCATACTTCGTCATATTGGTTAGCAAAAATAAGGCAAAGCATCATGCCGCGCAAAGTATTAAGTAAATCTG